TTCCTTAAACCCGCCATCTGCGTGAGTGGAGTTTACCGCCGCCAAAGTAATCGCAGGAACATCAACCCGGATACCGCCCTGCCGCCAATATGAGGCCGTGACGTCACCAAAGGCTTTACCTGTTACAGTGGTATTGTCTGTTGTGCTTCGAAGAATAACCGGCATACTAAGGTCAGCACTACCAGCCAAAACTCCGCCTTGTAGTTTCTCGCTCATTTAGCCACCTATTAGCTAAAAGTTAAGGTCCATGTTACGGCTAAACTGTCGCCAACCGCTTTATTGACCACCGAAAAATCGTCATAGAGAATCAAGTCAGTAGTATTCTGGGTAACTACATTAAACAGTCCAGCCTCGGTAACTTCTCCAGTTCCAACGCCTGCACCAAGATCAACAACTCCATCAACTTTCGTCTGCTCATTGAATATATGTGTCATTGGCTCAATCGTAAAACAACGGTTCCGTTTACATAATCTCCAGATTTCACACCAATGCGATATTGGACGCCTCTTTCTGGCTCAAACCCATATTCCTGAACTACCGAACTCCATTGCTTTACGTCAAAAAAGGTCGAGCCTTTATCAAATGACCGCTGGCAAGTTATAGCCGCTTCCCAAGTACCGGAAATAGACACATTAAAATAACCAACTATCTCCGCAGGATCAGTAAACTGATTCTCGCTCGTCACCGATCTTGTTATTAATTTTTGCCCCATTACTTACATCTTCACTAAATATTGGTCTGAAAATAGGACCGGCACTAATACCAATAGGACCGGGCTTCTGCTGGGGATAAAGTCGTTTAGCCAGCAATACCCATTGCTGAATTATACGACTACCTTTTCCAAAATTATGATGGAAAAGTCTGATTACAGTGTTCATAGTCTTTCTCATTTTATAATATTTAGGGGCCATCTTGTAGGATAGCCCCGTTAATTTAGGCCAGATATGCTGCCGGAGTTACCGCCTGGTATCTACAATCGACGGTACAAACCGTGGCTGCATCTGATGCACCACCTGCAATAGTCAACTGAATCTTTTTCCCAACAGTAAGAGCAAATGGAGGACTTGAATAAGTAAACGATGCAAGCGCCGTCAAATTCGCTTTAGCCCCTGCTGTTGCCGATAAAACAACATCTGGCGTTGCCATATCTGATTGAATGGATATTGAAGATATAGTCGCGTCATCCGCGCAGTTCACATTAGGGAGCGTTATTGTAAGGTTCTCGACATACACCGTTCCGCCAGTTGCCGTATAAAGGTCATAATCTCCTGCAACTTGATTAAGGTCAACTGTTGTAGGAATTATAATACTTTTAATTTCCTTGACCATCCAATTCGTTCCATCGTAGGTAACATATTCAGCATTGGTGTCATATTCCCAAAACGTACAGCCGACACGGACTCCGGTGGGCTTTGTGTCCGTCGAAAGACCAGAAAACCGCTGTATAGTAGAGATAAGTGCGACTGCCATAGTTTACTCCTTGTTAAATTATGGCGGCTATATTTCAAACCGCCATAATATTATTCTTTTTTATACCGCTACTACATAAGCACCTTCGTCAAGAGGAACATACCAGACAGAAAACTTTGCTGCCCCTGAATTAAATGACGCAGTAGTGGATTGAATACCGATTGCCCCGCCGACATCGACTTGCCCGACTATATACGGTCATGGCAACCCTCCTTACAACAATGCTTCTACATGGGCGTCCTGGTCAATCGGAGCGTATAGAAGCCCGAATCTACCAGCCGATACACCTGTTCCTGCCGTAGAAGTAAGCTCTCCGATTGTCCCTACGCTTGTCACGCCTGCCAGGGTAGGAGCATTCCCAAGTATCAGGGGAACGGTATCATAAGGTGTTATACCAGCGGATTCCTCAGTATTTGTCGCGGTTGCAACGGATGTCCCGACCACATAAGCCCTGGCGCCTGCAACAAAACCGGCCATGCTACCAGTATCAGCCGAAATGTCTGCAAGCACAATTACCGGCTCTGAAGATGTCCATGTAAATTTCAATAGTGTCGCCCCTGCCCATAGTGTCGTGACTTCAAACCACAGGCCAAGGACAGCAATTCGATTATAAACCGTGAAAAGCTCAACCTGTGCGGCGGCCAGATAAGCCGTGCCGAGCAAAACATTGGTTTCAACGAGCATTCCAGATTTCATGTCTCGTAGTCTCTTACGAGTACTTTTGTTAAAATTTTGAGCCATTTTGATTAGCCCTCCTTTTATAGTAACGCTTCGACATATGCGTCATCGTCAAGTGGGGTATATAAAACTGCATATCTTACCGACCCTCCAGTCAAGCTCACAGTCGTAGTCAATTCGCCGATAACTCCGTAGCTTGTAACGCCAGCAGTAGATTCACGATTACCGATTATCATCGGTTGCAAGGGCCAATACGAAATTCCCTCGGAAGCTGTTATTGCACAGGCTGTCGTGCTATCATCTCCGGGGCATGTCATCCGATGCCCGACCACCAGGCCATCAATGTCAGTTGAAACAGCACAAAGTGGCTGAACCGTGACTACCGGAATCGTACAGGTCCAGTTGAATTGATGCAAACAACCTGATCCGGCTAAATCATTAAGCACAACCTCGCCCCAAAGGGCATGAACAATAATACGGTTATAGACAGTGAAAAGATTGACTTGTTCCTGTTTTAGATACGACGTACCTAACAAGTCGCCGGTTTCAACCAAAAGTCCACGGTTGACATCCCCAATCCTTTCAGTATTTGATTGGTTATAGTGTGTCACAATAAAAAACCTCCTGGTTATAAAGCGGGCATATTTCAGCCCGCCATAATTTATCGGTTTATATTATATTACCGATGGAGACGGTTGGTATCTTGACTTATCCAAAATATATAGGATAGTCGCATAATTAGAACCATCCCCAAGCGATGTTCCCGCAGCAATCCAATCATAGGTAGCCGTCAACTGTGACGCTGAAACATATATAGCAACCAAGGCATGGGTCTGCGCTGCAGCATCTATAGTATAAGTTGCTGCATCTGTTCGTTTTGTCATTACATCAGTGGTTAGCGGTGCTAAGGTTGACCAAATCGGAAAAGTTGCAGTCATCTCATGTGTTCCCGCTTCTGCAATAGCAGCCGTCGCACCTTCATGAACAGAAACTTTTAAGTCAGTAGTCCCACCTGCCTGATTTTCGATCACAACAATCAAGCATCCGGCAGCACCTTTCAAGCAGACAGCATTACTGCCATCATCTATAGCGTCAGACAATACCGGCTCATGCGCCATTATTAATGGAAACCTTTCTGGGGTCATTATCGTATGTGACATTTTACGTTACCTCCATTAAATCGTTAAAGTATTTTGGTTAACCGCCCCTTTTACAGCAAAGAGGCGGTTTAATATCAAGTCAAACTACGCATTTACGACACTTTATGCACGTTCTGCAAGGGCAATGAAATGCGACTGAGTAAAGCTCGACCCACCCTTGTAAGGTGTAAGTGCTGAAGCCCTCACGGGTTGCCCATCTACACGGAGCACAAAACGGAAAACTGATTCGTCCGCGAGGAATTGGACATGAATACTCATATCGCTCTGAATCCCACCCTTTTCAGCCAACACATAACCGTTCCCGAGGTCCACAAATGCAATATCTCCAACGGTTCCAAGGGTCGCAGCCTGCTCGACGGCAATAACTGGTCTACCGAAAAGAGTACCGTAAGGCTGTCCACTCAATCCACCGGCTGGCATATAAATCGGAATTCCGCCAGTGCCAACAGATAGGCTCATAGTGAAAAGCTGTGGTTCAATATTCTGATTAATTAGCCATACAGCATTTGGCCTACTCGTAGCGAAAATCCTGGAATACATATTGATGACATTTTCAGCCACCACAGTTTCTTTTGCTTGACCCGTTTCCTTGGCTACACTTACCAGACAACCGGCATTCATAAAACCTAAAGGCATACCAGCTCCTGATCCGTTGATAATAGCATCGTCAATCTGGAAACCAAATTCGTCAACAAATGACTGCTTGATATATCCCTCTAATGCCGTTGCGTCAGCTAAAAGCTCATCAGTAGCATAGCAAAGACCGATCAACTTTTTGAGACTCAATTCGATCATGCGGAATTTAGGCTTACTCGCAACCTTTGCAGCCGCTTCGTCTTTCCAGTAGGCCAAAACGCCTCCAGACCTTGTACTCGCTCGGCTGGTTTCATCAACACCAGGTATCTTGATTCCATTGGAGTTTCCGCTTATTGGAATTCTGCGACACCTTGAAGCCAGAATGCCGGTCTCAAAAACTTGCTTTAAAAGCTCATTGGAGAAATCCTGTTGTACCAGAAATCCACCATCTGAACTTACGGTCTCACCGAGACCAGTCGCAGCCGCCTGAATACGCAGCCGAGGGTCAACCGAACCCCCAGGAGTTGCAGCAATCATAATAGCTGACATCTGAGCGCCAAAGCTTGAGAATTTGTCCTTATCCCTAACCTCGATACGATCACTTTTCTTTTGTGGACCCGGCTTGGTCAGAACAGGCCCAGGAGTTTCCAATTCGCCCTTAATGCGTTCCTGGCGTTCCATTGTTACGATAATGGCCTGGTATTCCTTTACAGTATCCAATATCTCATTTGTAAGAGTTAATTCGGCTTCTACTGGATCACGGTTTTCATTGATACACTTGGCGTCAATATCTGAGGCCTTTTTCATCAAAGCCTTGACATCTTCTTTATATTGACTAATTGTTTTCATACTATTGTACCTCCTGGTAAGTTAAGTTTAAGATGGGGCTACCACTTCAGCCCTGGTTAATAGGTCTGCCATACGATCCTTTTTCTTTGGCTCAACCACATCAACGTCCCGTTGGTCGATAACGTCAGCGTCCCGCTGGTCATCTGGCTGGTTTGTTGCCTTATCAGAAAGTTTATCAGTCAAACCTTCGTCCCGAAGATCGTCTATAAATCCCTCCGAAAGAATCTTCTTGGCCTCTTTATTTGGTACTCCTGCGTCCCGCAGAATTTTTTCCAATGTTCGTTTAGATAGTTTCTGGTTCTTTTTCCTTAATGATTCAGGCACATGAGCAAATACTGATAGATCATAGCTACCCTCTACCGGCTCACCGTCGTATATACGATCAACAAAGTTGTTTTCCAGTGCTTCTTTTGCCGTAAACCATGTCTCGCCATTCATCCAATCAACTATTTCTTTCTCATCTTTGCCTGTTCGCTTGGCATAATCATTAATAATGGATTCGTTAATTTTAGACTGGATATTTTTCTCTTTTTCCAAGTCACTAAAAAGCTTGTCTAGGTCTTCCATATTGAAATACCCGAAAATATCCAAGAAGCTTAAGGCATTATGAATCATTAAAAACCCGCCCTCGACTATCTCAATTTCATCAGCACCTGTAACGAAAAAACTAGCTGCAGAAGCCGCAATGCCGTCAATATGTGCTATTACATGGGCTTTATGCTGCATAACTGCTGTCTTCATAGCCCTGGCAGCAAATACATCGCCCCCACTTGAATCAACTCTCAAATGAATGGTATCTGCCTTTAAGCTATTGAAGTCCTTGACCCATTCCAGGTGATCTATGCCGAACCATCCGCCAATATCGCCGTACAGATAGATCGTGGCCTCTTTTGTTTTATCCTGAATATCACTCTTGTTATAAATAGCTCTTGCAGCCATTTTCCTAACTGTCAGCATCTTCGGCCTCCATTATTTTTTTGCCCTTAGAATTTTAAGATTACCCATTCTTTCGTCTGTAATCGGTTTCGTTTCTGGTTCTTTTGGCTCAATTTCTTGCGGTAAACTTACCGGCCCCTGATTTTTAGCCATAAACTCATCAATTTTATTCAACGGAATCATGTTAGCCATGACAAAAAGCTCATCTGCCAATGGATTGTCATCTGGGTTCAAGTCTTCCTTTCCCCTTACCTCATTCTGTGTCATGAATCCGGACCCCCACATCTTTGCATAAAACTCGGCCCGGTCTTTTGCATTGGCTCTGAGAAGTCCCTCTATAACGTGCTTAAAATAAAACCCTTGTTTCTGCTCAGAAGGAGAAAGTAGTTGGATATGATAGTTTTGCTCATGGCGAACCAGCCAGGGGAGAATAGAATCAGTCACAAACGATGCCTGCTCTGACTCGATATTATTAAATGAACTTTTGGTCATTTCTTTAAGCTTGTGTACGGGCAAATTGTACCAACGGGCCACATCGGTTATCTGAAATTTTCTTGAATCGATAAATTGTGAATCTTCCGGTGGGATGCCTACTTTTTCAATCTTCATGCCCTCTTCAAGTAGCATCAACTGATGAGTATTGCCTAACCCTGAGTACACAGAACTTAGGGCCTCACGCATTTTTTTCGGATCTTTAACTTGGTTGGGGTGTGTGACAACTGCGCTTGGATGTGTGCCTTCGCCAAAATACCGGCTGCCAAAGGTTTCCATAGCCATACCAAGTCCTATTGACTTTCTGGCCATTGCAATCGGCGAATATCCCATAAAACCATCAAATCCAAGACCCGGAATGTGTAGAACCTGTTCTCTTGGCAGTTTAATATCTGTGCCATCAGTCATATGAATGATATAAACAATCTTATCATCTTCCATTTCTGGCGTTACACGGTTTGGAGGGATTGGCCACAACTGAATTATGTCGCCGTAGTTGTTGCGTACGATCTCAGCGTAACCATTGCCCCATGTGAGAATATGGGACATCAAACACTCACGCCCAGTCATGGCAGTCATAAGAGGGTTCCACTGAGCATGTTGGATATTATAGAGGTTATGCTGGACAGCTTTTTTTGAGCCTTTACCTTTGGCATTTGAACGCATTAGATGAAGGGGGAGTGATCCGAGCGTACCGGAATAAATTGCAACGGCGTTCCATATAGCTGAATAGGTAAGAGCTGTTTCTTCTGTGACAGTCTCGCCGGATGCGGATTGCGAGCCAAGAAGGTTCCACAAGAGTGGATTCCATGCCTTTGGATTGGCAACACCGAGATTGAAAAACTTCTTAAATCTTCCTAAAAAATTGGTCAGATTGTAGCCCCCCAAACAAAGTTGAGATTATTTGGGTAATTTTAGGCTATAAACCTTGTAATTGTAAAGGGTAAAAAGCCTTTTGATATCAGATAGATGGAAATATTAGGAAATAAGCGGAAATTTTATTTTCAGGGATATGTGATTTTGTGCTTGACAGTACTACCATATTGGTATAATCTCACAATTATGACATCTATAGAATTTAAAAAAATACAGGCAGAATTAAAGTTAACCAACAAGGAAATGGCATCAGCTCTAATAACTTCGCCTCGCAATATTGCAAATTGGCGATGTGGGAAAATACGAGTGCCTGGGCCTGTAATTGTGGCAATGTATTGCCTAATTGAGAGACAGACTAAATGAACCATCTTTGCCTTGAAACCCATTCAGGAAATGTGAACCATTCAGTTGTTGAAACCCAATGCCGAAATGTGAACCACTGTCTTTTTGAAACCCAAGAGATCACTGTGAACCATAAAAACGCTGAAACCCAAAGGGATTTTGTGAACCAGGGAGACTTTGAAACCCATTGAAATCATGTGAACCAGGGATTTCCTGAAACCCATTATTTTGATGTGAACCAAAGAGATATTGAAACCCATTTACTGAATGTGAACCAAAGAAACAATTAAATCCAAAAAGGAGTGTGTAAAATGAACAAGATTGACGACCAAGTAATTGAAAATCTAAAATTCTTATGCAGAACAGCAGATGGCATTACGAAATTCATCACGGCAACCAAGCTCAGACTTCATGCCATTGACCACCCTGAAAATCTCGACAGCGTTCTTAATGGATATACGAGAGGGGAAACGTCTTACCATGGAGTTACCCATATTAAGGGAAAGCTCTTGAGAGACATATCGAGGGAACTTGAGTTTTTCCCAGTATGGACAGAATGGGCAAAAAATGTTCCAGGGATAGGGCCGGTCATTGCTGGCAACCTTATCCTTTTATATTACTACAAATTTATTCCAATATGCCAAGATTGCGGTGGTAGTCTCATCAAGACACCTACAGAAAACGGAGATCGCCAAACCTTTATATGTGAAGCTTGCGGCAAGAAAGCAAAAGGTGAAGGTGTGCTATCTCATAAAATTGAGCTTAAAGACTTCGCCAAGATTAGCTCATGGTGGCATTATCTTGGAATGCACGTTGTTGACGGCAAGAAACCGAAAAGACAAAAGGGCGTCGTTAGCGATTGGAACTCCAAGGGTCGGCTGATCGGTTATCAAATCGGCGCACAATTCAATCGTTGCCCCACTGAAAATACGTACAAAGCTTTTCTCGAAAAGGAACGTATCAAGATTAGGCGTAAACACCCAGAATTGACGAAGGGCCATAATCTTAATCGGGCGCAAAGTCATACATCTAAGCTGTTTTTGTCTCATTGGTGGAAGACTTGTCGGACATTGGACGGACTGCCGGTTACCGAACCTTACGCCAAGACAATTCTGGGGCATACAGGAATATTAGAGCCTTTTTATCAGGAACCAGCTGTGGTTTGAAACCCAACAAGCGCATGTGAACCAATAGAAGAGTGAAACCCAGTGAACAAGTGTAAACCAGTTGATGCGTGAAACCCAATGCCGAAATGTGAACCAAGAAATTCTTGAAACCCATAGTTTTTATGTGAACCAATGTCGGTCTGAACCCCATGGTCGCCATGTGACCCTTACCATTACCAAAACCGCTAACCCTAACCTATAAAAAAGGAGTACCAACCATGCGAAAACAACGAACGGCGCTTGACAATATGAAAGTCAAGTATGATAAACAACCAATCAACATAATCGAAACCGCAATAGAGACAGCAAAGAATGCCTCTCTTGAAAGTCGGCGGGACTTCATCCACACACTGTTCTACTTGGACCAGACAAAGCGATTCAGGGAAAACCCATCATATAAGAAAGCTACCTTTGCCGTATATATCGGATTTCGCTATCACCTGCGGCCAACAACATACCAAAAGGAAAAAATAGCTTTCCTGGCCCACGAAAAACACACCCTGATATATGGTCCTGGGCTTGTATCCAAAATAAGGAATGAGTGTGGCCCCACTAAAGTTGATGAGGTTTTCTCCAAGATCACACCCGATGATAAAGTACAGAAAATTGAGAAAACTATCAAACGCTTTGCCAAGCCTAAAAAGATTGTCAAGGAAAAAGTCAAGGCAGAAATACCAACGGTCATTGAACAATCGCTCAGAGAACGCAATATTGAACTTGAAAAACGTATTGTAGATCAGGATGCTCAAATATTTAAGCTCAAAGCAACAGTGGAAAGACTAAAGACAGAAAAAAATGATTTGATCGGCAGATTCAGCAAGGTATCAGACTTAGTATCTGATACAAATCCTGTATATGCTAATCTTTAATTAACCCTAACCAGGATGCTCTTTCGGGGGCATCCTATTATAGGTAATAAATCATGAGCAATGAATTTGAAAAAACCCTGGAAAATGCAGGCCTAACTTATCAAAAATTAGAAAAACGCCACGGCAAACAAAACAAAGATTGGGAATTAATGATGCAATCAACAGATGGAGAATTTGATTATATGCAGATCAAACTCGCCGATGGCACCATCAAAACAGAAAAGATAAAATTGGTGAAACCATTTTAATGGACAACCCAATCACCTTATCTAAACCGGCACCGCAATATGGATTCACGTGAAATACGCATTGATCCAACCACCTTCTCTTTCTCAAGATGTCCATGCTCAATCCACAATCTGATACAACGTTCAGTCACACCAAAATAAGCAGCCACTTCGTCAATACGGAATAAACTCTTCCTGGGGAGCATCACATCATCTTTTATTATATCAGATTCATTACTCATTATGACCATCCAGTAGGGGACCACTCTTGACTTCCAAAATTGATTCCCTTGAAATCTGGACAAACCCCTGGTCCTCAGTACCACACAGATGGCCGTGGTCAAACCATAGCTGCGCACACGCAGGGTTTACATTAAGATATCTGGCCGCTTCATCAACTGAAAAGAACGGCCTGTTCTCAAGACCTGAGTCATCCTCGATTACCTTGGGTTCAGTCTTAACTTCAACTGATTTCTCTGTAATATCAGGTATTAAAGGACTCTTTACGATCTTTTCCTCAACAATTTCCAGTAATTCAGGCTTTTCTACAACCTTTTCTACCACCTTTTTCTTGTTCTTTGTTCCCTTCGGTCTTGCCATAATAAATTCCTTTAAACTTTTTTGGCATCTTTTTCTTGCCTAAGTTCGTCTGCTTTCTCTTGGCCAACTATGTCTTCAATAGACAGATATAAATTTAAGGTTCCGTGCAATAAATTTACTTGATCCAATCTAGCATCTTCCCAATTAATGTTAATTCGTTGTATGAATGTGCTTGTTTCTGTAAGATAGTTGACTAAAAGCTTTTTAAGTTGTCCATTTAACTCATGTTTAACTAATGACATAGTAATCTCCTTTTTAATTTTAATATTCCTTTTCTACTGCATACCCCAACGTGACCATAAACTTATTGAGATTGATCCACTCGCCTGTCCTGTCCTGCTTATATATCACGGCCAAGAGACGACCAAACTTTCCAGTCTTATCTTTTTTAATAGTTTCGATCATAACCTCAGCAGGCAACACCTTGACCTGTGACCTTAGCCAATCACGACTTATTATGCCCTGGGGCTTCTCTTTACCCCGCATTTCAGGTGCATTTATACCAAATAAGCGCAATTTCCTATCATGTAACCATATGCCACAGCCCAAGGAAATGTCAACGGTTACAGTATCCGCGTCATATATGTCTGTAATTATTGCTTTGTAGTGATATAGTGATTTAGTCATTTTGTTGTTTATCCTTTAAGTCTTTCACAAAATTCACCATTCTGATTCCCTCATGTCTCGCTTCACCTTCAGCTTCCCATCCTGCTATTAGCGCTGCGATTAATTCATCCCTTGTTAATTCTGTGACTGGATGCCCCATAAAACTACAACCATCTGCTTTTCTTAGGTATCTTTCAACATAAGGTTTCGGTAATAGCATATTATTCCCCCTTTTAAACTGTCATGCGTTTTTTCATTTGGGCTAATGTCAATCCGTCATATGCCGATTTCAGACTCCTACCTTCAGGGCTTAGGGCCATCAGTGCAGTAGCGTTGAACATTGCCATCACAGGGTCAATCTTCCCGGTCCCGGAAGCCTGCTTAGTGACATATATATTATTTCCCCTCATCTCAGCCCTTGCATTACCGACACACCATGTCATAAGAGGTTGCCCACCATGAATAAGCGTACCTTCTGCCACCCGGCGCTCTGCGGTCTTTACAGCGCCAGATAAACGCCATCCCTGGGGTATGCTCACAATCCTATCATGCTCTTTAGAATTCGGGTTTATCTTAGGCAGGTCCAGTGATTCTATCTCATTCACAATATCACCGATTCCAATAGGGTCAACACCAATTCGATCTAGCAAACCCGACTCCTCACACTTGAGGACAATAGCTCCAAGCTGCTTAATGTCCTGGCCAATCTTATTAACAATAACCAGATCACCGGCTTTTTCAAAATCTCTATACTTCGGCGCTTCAGACTTTCTACGTTTCAAAGCTATAGGATGGCACCAGGCCCTAACCCACAATAACCAATCATTTCTCTTCACATCTTCTTCATCGGCACTTATATTGATTTTACGCCCGATAACGGCCAACCCAAGAAGATCGTCGAGCCCACCACCGTCAATCCCAATTACCACTACCTCGCATTGCTCAAGAAGTGAATCAAGCGTTACATCCCCCGCGGCCTCTTCCCAAAAATCAGCACCAGCCCATCGTTGGGCTTTGAGTGATAATCCCATCTCAATATTGAGGTGCTTGGCAAGAAAGCCCTGCATAGATACCTGGCCATCTTCTTCAGCCTTTTTGTATTCACGCTCGATAAATTGTACATCCACAGAGGCGCCAAGGTTCGGATTGGTGACATAAAAAAGCTTCGGATTCAGGTATTTCTTTTTCTTAACATACGATTCAGGGAACTCATAGATAACAGGTAAAAATGCCTTGTCGTCAATACGCCCATCCCGGACACCCCTGGCATAATCAAGTTTTTGCTTAAATACTCCTGCTGGCGTCTCATCAGATTGCGTTGAAAGGTAGATAATGAAACCCTCTGGCCTGGATGCAAGACCACCGCAAGCCTCACGGAGCATATTCTCAGCCTTGGGACGCTTACCCAATAACCACAATTCGTCGATCAATATACCTGTGGCTTTTTTCCCACCTACCGTGTCAGAATCGGCGGCTACTACTTTAAGAGATGCTCCTGTGCCACGATGTGAAATTGTGCGAATATGATCTTGAACGTGTAACAAATCAGATAGCTTCTCATCAGCTTTTACCATATCACGAGCTGGATAAAATGAATTAGTGGCGATTTCTACCGTAGGCGAAAGTATAAGAAACTCAGCTGACTCTCTCCAATTCAAAAGTAACGCCGCCAACATCAATCCCGCTGCACTACTTGACTTAGAGTTTTTTTTAGAAATTAAGAGAAAATATTCAGAAATTAATCTCCGGCCTGAGTCAATATCGTATGACCCGAATATAGAACTTGCAAAATCAAAAAGCCATTGCCTCCCTGCCTCACCAAAAGTAGGACGGCCCTGAACGTCCATGAGGCGAAGTGCCTTGAATACTTCGAGCCCTTCATCTGCTCGTTCTTGGAATAGCGGTGGGGATGGAATAAGAGACTTTCCATCTATAACTCTTTCTTCCCAATCAGGGCACTCAGTCGTCCAAGTAGTCATTTAACCGCTTTAAGTGTAGGTGGCCGCATTGGTGCGAATTTCCCCTGACCAGCTTTTTTGGCACGTTCCTTAATTTCCTCTTTCTTACCCATACCTTCACCGTTACGAGAATGCAAGAAAGGGGCACTTGCAATCGCCATGCGGTCCCTGCGTTCCTTTTCAGCACCAGGATCATTCATCACTTTGAGCATATAGGATAACGGGTCAAGGTCTTCGGCAACAGCTTCCGTTTTTTCTTCATCATTCAGACCTGCGGCCAACTCCACCCCTAGCTTCTCCATATGCTTCTTTTCTTGGAGGGTCAGCTTATCACCCTTACTTAATCGATGGAGAAATTCTTGATAAAAAGATGCCTTTGCCTGCTTATCATAAGACAACATTTTTTCAAGCTTTTGCTTCTCTACGTCAGCCGGTGTTTCTACAATATCTTTTGTCTTCTTTGTCTTCTTAGCTGTAGCAGGACGCTTTTTCTTATCTTTTGAACCCTTTTTACGGCCTGCTCCAGGCCTATATCCGCCGCTAGCCATACCATACCTCCGGTTTGATTATTTTGATTCTTTTGATTTTAGCACATTCCCTGCTATATAACAATCAAATTTTTCAAAAGTGACAAATTTTTGACAATATTCCCCTCTCCTTTTTCTCACGGCTCCTTTTTTATTTTCAATTATTTTCAATTATTTTTCGGGTACGGCGTAACTCCCGATTCAACTGTCCTAATTTTTTTATCATTTTCAATGTTTTTGTATTGTTTCCCTTGACTTTGTGTCGTTTTGGTATTATATTATATTATAGAATAAAAAAGAGAAGAAAAGAGGCCCAGGGGAAACGGGGCCAGCGAGTAAACCCCATAAAAACATCTTTTCGGATCAAAAAAAGTCAGCACACGAAATACCATAAGCTGATGCCAGTAGAGATATAAAGTTTATCTCCTGAGCCGAAGCCCCGAAGCGGTACTTATAGAGCAAGATCAGAACCGAGTAAGTGAGGGGATTTACGGACAGAGCTTTTAAAGCACCGACTGGAGACTTAGAAAATCTTAACCAAATAGCACCTATAGTTCGGCGGTAACGATATGAAGATATATCTACCCGCAAGAATAATCAATTAAAACTTCTGTTTTAATCTCATCGGATGGCGAAAGTCGTCCAATGGAGCGAAAATAGAAATTAAATACAAAAAAAGGAGCGAAACATGTCTAAACCAATGCAAATTACCTTACCTGATGAGGATTACGCGTCTCTTGAAGCCTTATGTGAGAAAGAAAAAATCAGACCAGCTACAATGGCTACGGCCCTGATACGAAAGGCTTTAGAAATCATGAAAGAACAGGATTAGACACAGGTACATGGGGAGAGAAAATCATGATAGGATTAAGCTTTTACTTCGATTCAGTATTCTTGCTTATTTGTAATATCGGCCTAGCGGTCTTCTTGGTCAACACCATTATCTACTTGGCCGACAAAAGCGGTTACAACCATTGCAGCTAGGGGGGAAAAACAAATCATGGACAATTACTATCTAGTTGAAAGGGAAAATGAAGACCACACATGGTTCGACACTAGTACGTTTTCAGGGACGCCGGAGCTTTCAAGGTTTAACGCCGACAATACGGATAAGGAAATACCCAGATGGGCCAAAGCTAATCCGCAAAAACGCATAGTATGTGTCCAGTTGACCGAAATACTGTCTTAAATAGATTAGTATAGTTATTTATAACAGGACGAAATACCAACCAAAAAAGGAGACTTAAGACATGGCAACGATAGGTTCAATTCGTAACGCAGCCAGAAACGCCAAAAACAGACAATACCCTTTTATTGATAATTTAAAACATGAAGATAAACAAAGACTCATGAATATGACAGGGATTCCTAATCGTTCAGGACATATTTATACTGTCATTGTAAGTCAAGGAAAACGTGCCTTAAGGTATGATGGCGTATAAGTTGATTCTGTATCAACTCAGTCCCTTGACCCAAGGGGCTGGAACTGAATCAGAATAAATAAAAAACAGGAAGTGGAAATCATGAAATTAGCCAGCTTTACTAACTCAGAATACGGTATCAAATCAGAAGTGTGGCAGACAGACACTGGCTACAATGTAGTAATAAAAGACATTGATGCCAAAAAAACCTTGCCAACAATTACCATTTACGACAAATCAGTCTTCAAAAATGCCAAAGCCAAGGCGATGGCGATGAAAAAAGCTTTTATCTTTACACGATAACAGAATAATCATGCAGCTAAACAATTAGGGGAGGGAATCAGGGAATGAATATCGAGCAAGCACTCAACATTATACACCCCAAGGGGAATAGCCTGGACGATCTAAAAATGGCTTATCGTATAGCCTGCAAAAAGTATCACCCGGACATAAACCCGGACGGACTTGAACTTATGAAACTTATCAATACAGCTCACGATTTTTTGAAAGCACACGTTAACCAGTGGACATACACGCAGACTTCAAATAGCCAGGGAATTGACGAGATTTTGCAAGAAATATTCGACAAGATTAAGCACCTGGACGGTATTAAAGCGGAGATATGCGGGTGCTGGCTTTGGATATCAGGCGAAACCAGGACACACAAAGCCTATCTAAAAGAAATCAAGCTAAGGTATGCACCTAAGAAAAAGAAGTGGTATTGGAGACCTGAAGGCTACAAAAAGAAATCGAAGCGGGTTTTTAGTATGAATGAGATCCGATTGACCTTCGGGAGTATCGACCTTGAACAACAACCATCTAGCGCAATTGCATAAAAAAGGAGAATTGAAAAATGAAAACAGATAGCAGAGAATTTAAAGAATGGCTAAAACGTGGATCAAACGACGCTTGGAACAATGAGCTTACTACCGCGAACGAATCCTACCTTGAGACAGAGGACATGATGGGAAGATTGCCAATGACCAAAGAGACCACAGTAATCGACCTGGTAGGGGCTGAACAACTTGAGCTTATGAACCGCCTAGGCAAGATTAAGCACCAAAGAATATTTAAACCATCACGCAAAAACACAGTTGTAGATCATTGGACCTGGGCACCTGGCAGAGGCGTAAAAGTTATATACAAAGACCATACCACAATGAATTCAGAATAAATCATGCAAAACAATTAAGGGAGGGAAATAATCATGGCCTATACACCGGATATGGAAAATGCCCTGGACAAAGCTTTAGCCAAAGCAAAAGAACTCGTAGAATAAAAGGAGGTAATCAGTGCCATTACAACCACAACGAACAGCAATACACCGCAAAAAAGCCGCGTATCCTACCCGATGGTTATGTGATCATAATCTCATATCAGGATGCGTTTTGCATCATGGCAGGGGTCACGATAAAGAATCCACAAAGCTATTATCCCAGCACCCCCAAATCAAATCAGTTACAGAATATGACCCCAACGTGGCTAAAATCAACAATCCTGCCATTATTACCACAAAATATGACACCATTATTAGCAATTTTGTTCTTAATGTCTTGCCCTTGCAGGCCCGCCATGCAGAGCTTAAGCAAATTAAAAACATTGTACGGTCCTCTGCAATCTTTGCAGTGCGGGGAGAGGGTGATCAGGGCTATGTGACAGCATTACAAAATTGGGATACACTTGACGACGGGTTCACAAATGGAAAACAATTTCAAAAATATTATATTGCCGACGAGCTTTATGACGAACTAAGTCTTTATTTTCCATTTGTGGATATCCTCAAGGGCTCCAATAAAAGCTCACTCATAATCGGAAGAGGAATAATACTATGAAAACACCAAGAATACCTGGCAAAAAGATGCCATTCGGCTACTATGTTCATAAAGATTATGTGCAGGTTATAGAAAACCTGTATGAAATCGATGTTTCCCGGTATGCAAAGTCACTGCCTAAAGATTTTCAATACACTATTGTCAAATTTAATCCGGCTACTTGCGATGTGTCTTTTATCTTCTCTCCAGATTGGGATACTTCGGCACACGAATCTATAGTAGGGGATGGATACCTTGTTCGAGAAGATGGGACTACAAGACTCAATAGGCAACACAAAGACCCCTGGATATACCATCATAAATGGATGTTTGTTGCCGACGACTATGCCGGGTTCGATGTTAAGAGAAGTAAGCAACGGTCAAAACATTGGACATCTTTACCAAACATCAATAAATCCAAAATAGGCAAACTTTCCTACTGGAAAGCTAAAATACTGCCTTTATTGAAGGAAGAGTATCCCTCAAATCAATAACACAATCTTTATCCCATTTGACACCTTCCATGAAGTCCATCGATACAAAAGATGCGCTCTTATACTGGTGCATCTTTTGTATATCCTGTTCCCTTACTTCTCTGCATAGATTTAGTTGAAACAACATTTTTATAGCTTGATTCATATACTGAGGTCTTTTCTTCATATCATAAGCTACGATATAATTCATATCCATAAAATCTTTAGGCAAATTCTCTGAAATATACTTGTATATCGGCCTAGAATGATTCGGGCAAAACACACAGCCAGTCCGGTTCATGTAACGATATAATGATGTTATTTTTTCGTCTTTAGATATTATGAATTCTATGGTCTCGTCGTCTGTCCAGTCTTTTATAGGACACCAAACCATCATACTGTCAACATAATAAAAAGATGGATAATCATTTCTCCGCTTGCTTTCCCCCCCCCTGATCCCAATTACATTTATTAGATTATCCCCATATTCCTTTTTTAGATATTGTGTCTGGAAGAAAGCTATGTGCCTTTGTTTTTGTATCTGACACCACAGATTACCATAAAAGGGATACCCTTTCTTTTTGGCAGTATCCATAAGCGATTCTCTTGTCTTGAATCCATACAGTATGATTTTTAATTTATATTTATTGACACAATACTTAACATATGCAAGCTCATCAGGGAAGCACCACCCATTGTCATAATGAACCAACATTATCTTTTCTTTTGGCAAATTATCTAAACACCACAATAACGTGGCCGTGCTATCTTTGCCACCGGAGAACCCAACGACATAATGATCATAGCTATTTACGTCAACATCTTTTCTTTCATTCTTTTTAGCAGTTGAAATATAGTCTACATCCTCTTTAGTTTCTCTAGTCTCACACTTATCACAATCAATACACTCTGGCTCAGGGATACCCTTTATGCCCCAATCAGAAAGAGGGAGGTCGTCCCAAGTATTCGCCAATAAATCATAATCCCACTCACCCCATGCACCATTATCCTTAACAATAAATTCTTTCTTCTGCTCAGGCGTTAAGCCCACGACAATCTTTGCCGTACATTCCTTTTCTCCGATCTTGCGCAATGCTACAGTTCGCATGTTGCCGCCGAGGACAGTCATGGTTTCATCAACTACAACTTCACGAAGCTCTAACATTTCTGGAAATTCTTTTAGAGACTGAACAAGACGAGCCAAATCCTTCTTGGATATCTGGCGAGGGTTGTCAGAATTTAGCTTAATCTCAGACAATTTTACTGTTTTTACTGTTATTTCAGCCATACCATATCTCCCCTACCATTTAAATCCACATTGAGGACATTCATTCTTTTTGTCTGCCATTGTTTTCTCACCACTTTCTTTATTCTCACCTGGAATGGGAGGGTTAAGCCAATCTTCCGGCAGCTTAATTCCCCAGTCGAGCAAAGGCAAATCACCCCACTGACTAGCCAATAAATCAAAATCAAATTCACCGTTACTTATATTGTCCCGAATTATAATCTCTCGTTCCTTTGCTTTCGTTAATCCTTTTATAAGATATGTCGGAACCTCTGCCAGCTCAACAACCTTAGCCGCTTCATACCTTTGATTCCCTGCAATAATTACCAATTTACCCGTACGATCTGACAATATCAGTGGTCTCGCCTCAAAATATTCAGGATTATCACGGATTGAATCACATAAAGTCTGAAATTCTTTATCCTTGATGAACCGTGGATTATTTTCTAATTTATTGAGGTCTGATAGCTTTCGATATTCCATTATTACCTCTTTTGCTTTTTTAGTAAACCGTCAAAATTCTAACATTGCCAAAAAATGTCACAATCAAATACAGGATTTATTCTGTGCGTGAG